GAGGTTGTATCGCAAGGCAGGGATGCTACCTGGCAGGGAGCTCTCTACGTCGATAAGGACGGACTACAAGGAGTGGTTCCTCACTGGCTTCAAGGCTGATGACCAAAACATGGAGGCGTGGTCTGGACTGCATGCTAACAACATCGCGTTCATTGTCACGGAGGCGTCAGGTATGTCGGAGACGATTTTCAGTGCCATAGAAGGTAACCTGCAGGGCAACTCGCGCCTGTTGATATTGTTCAACCCGAACGTCACTACCGGCTATGCAGCGAGGGCTATGAAGTCCGAACGCTTCAAGAAGTTCCGTCTTAATTCCCTCAATGCCGAGAACGTCGTATCTAAGAAGAACGTGATACCCGGACAAGTGGACTGGCGATGGGTCGATGATCATGTGAAGTCGTGGTGTACGCCCATACGGAAGGATGACTTCAACGAAGGAGAGGGAGACTTTGAATGGGAAGGTCGTTTGTATAGACCGAACGACCTGGCACGAGTGAAAATCCTCGGCTTGTTCCCGAAGGTCGGCAAGGATGTCCTTATCCCCGTCGAGTGGATAGAACTCGCTAACAAGCGGTGGGAGCAGCTGCGCAAGGACGGCTACGACCCGTACCTCAAACGCTCTGCTCTGATTGGTGTCGACGTGGCTGGCATGGGTCGTGACTCCAGTGTCCTTTGCCCGAGATACGGCAACTACGTCAGCGAGTTCATCATTCATGACTCTGCCGGCGAAGCCGACCACATGCACATCGTTGGGCTGGCGAAGACGCAGAAGAACAGAGGTTTGTATCTGAAGAACAAGGTCTTCATCGATACCATCGGAGAAGGTGCTGGCGTCTACTCTCGCTTCGTGGAGCTTCATGAGAAGAATGTGTATTCGGCAAAGGTGTCGTATAGTGCGAAAGGACTCCACGACGTTACGGGAGAATATGAGTTCGCCAACATGCGTGCCTATCTGCATTGGGCTGTCAGAGATTGGCTGAACCCGAAGAACGGATACGGCCCAGCCTTACCTCCCGATGATAAGTTTGTCGAGGAAGCTACAGAGATTCATTGGAAGTTTCAGAGTGACGGGAAGATTATCATTGAGCCGAAGGATGACATCAAAGACAGGATAGGCAGATCGCCTGATAAGTTCGATGCTCTGAGCCTTACTTTTTGGCCGAGAGACTACAATTCCGTATCTGATGAAGAAATCCTGCGAGACTTTTTATAATGAGAAATATAGAAGATTTTTTGGTTGTTTGAGAAAAAAGCTATATCTTTGCACTGTTTCTTAATTACTACCAGTGGGTTTATGCTCTTAAATTTCCTGCTGGATGGTAATACTCTTGGTGCGTTTGACTTGTGAAAGCCGAACGCATTTTTTGTAAGTAACAGTTAAAGCCACGCGTGCCTTAAGAAAGCCAAAGTTAAATAAAGTTTCAGCATGCAATTTATTAAGTTTTTTATTTGGAGGTTCCAAATAATAAGCGTACCTTTACCATGCAATTAAGAAACAAACAAAATTTAAGAGCAATGACAAAGCAAATTTTCATCTACGGAAACTTCGATACCAAGACTATCGGTTATCGTGAGAACCTCCTCGATTATCAGGTTGGTGACTACACTGTTGTTAAGCAGAAGAACGATATGGTGTACGCACTTTTCGACCTCTCCGAAGGTGAGTTCTACGCCTTCAAAAAGCATTTCAACCACGTCTGCAAGGAGAGCAGAGGCCGTGAGTTCCACCAAACTCTCAACCTCGTAGTAGAGCGAATGATTGGCTACTCAACCGAGGAAGAAGCAGAGAAGCTGAAGAAGATGGAGCTGGAGAAGGAGGACGCTTTAGTAGCACTTTTAGAAAGATACGGATTTTAGAATACCAGTGAATTAAGAAACCATAAGTTTAACAATTAAAAATTTAAGAGCAATGAAAAAAGTTGGTAATTTCACGAGAGAGACATTGAAGAATGGCGCAAAGGTTAAGGGAGGCCATCGAGTTAAGTACGTTTCTGAGGACAAGGAGTTTATCATCCTGCAGACAGTCTTCGGCTATTATGTAGGCATCTACCTCACATACGAGAGCGACGGAGCCCATGTAGACTTCGAGCGCACACCTGCCAGTCAGGATGCTTCCTTCAACAGTCTGGAAGACTGCAAGAAGTTCTATAAGGTAGGAGAGTTTGCCGAGGATCCTGCAGAAGTAGAAGAACCTGCAAAGGAGGAGGTCAAGGAAGAAGAACCCGAGCAGGAAGAAGAGCAGAAGCCCGCTTGTCAGAAGCCTCGCGTCGACAAGTTTCAGAAGCAGTACGACGAGATGAAGGCCAAGCACCCGGATGCTATCATTCTCTTCCACATGGGAGGCTTCTATGAGGCATACAACGAGGATGCAGAAGCTATTGCAGCAGTCCTTTCCCTCTCTACCATGAGCAATGACAACAAGCGCATGGCACGCTTCCCAGAGCATGCACTTGACATCTACCTGCCGAAGCTCGTCCGTGCTGGAAGAAGAGTTTGCATCTGCGACCAGCTGGAAGACCCGAAGAAGATGAAGAAGCTCGAGAAGGTAGAGAAGAAGGCCCCGAAGAAGACCTCGAAGAAGGTTGTCAAGAAGGAAGCAGAGGAGCCCGAGAAGGTCGCCACCTTGAAAGTTACCCAGTCTGGTGGTAGCAAGGGCATGGAAGCCATGAGAGAGGTGTTCATCAAGATGTGTGAGGAGCAGGGCTTCGACATTGACAAGACCTGCATCAAGCAGAGCAAGGAAGACACGAGCCACGGCACGCTTGTCGGTTACAAGGAGAAGAAGGCTATCGTAGAAGTTGCCTGGAACCGCAAGGAGGAGGGCAAGGAGCGCAAGTACTACATCGGATAAAGATAAGAAAAGAGTGAGGCGGTGAGATTGCATCAAGCCGCCTTTTTGTTTTGAACCAGTTCAAGAAAAGTATATTATGAAAAGAGAAGAAGCTTTCAAGTTAGCAATTATAGTGTTGAAGAACCAGTTCAACTATGTAGGCAATGGAGATTCGCCACACCCGTATGACGTTAATTACAATGAAGACTTCAAGTGCGTCGAAATGTTTGGTACCAATGTCGACGATTTCTTCTGGCTGGAAGAGATAAGCATCGCTGCCGAGGCGGCAAGACTCAGCTACTATTGCAGGTATGATAAAGAACGAGGCAAGGTAGTAGGTCATATCTACTAAGCATTTCCAGCGTCCACATAAGTGGCAATCAGGTTGGCGGCATACCTATAACAGGTGTGTCGCCTTTTGTTTATCATAGGTGCAAAAAAGCCTTTCAAAGTGTTAATATTATTTCTCTTATAAATAGGTTTAAGGAATTTGTCGTATCTTTGCTATGCTTTTCAAGCAAGCGTATCATGCTGTACGCTCAACAGGAATAGTCGGCAAACTCTGCATTGCTCTTAATAGACGATGTGTTTCTTAATTCCATGTGTCGATGATGGTCTGTGTGCTACGGCGGCGCAGACCATCTTTTGTTTCACTAATCTAAAGCTAAGAGTAATGAGCAAACATTTCCAGAAAATTCTGAAAGCGTTGAAAACGAGCGATGACGTGAAGGCACTCGGTTTCGACAAGGATGAGATTAAGCGTCTTGCTTCTTCCATTGACAAGAAGCTGAATCTCGAAGATGATGCCTCCGACGAGGACGTAGAGAATGCTATCGAAGAAGCTGTCGAGAATGCACTCCCGTACCTCAAAATGGCCCAGAGCACGGCATCCCGTATCGTTAAGAAGAAGTTGGCCAAAGTCAAGAAGGACGAGGACGATGACGACGAGGACGATGACGACGATGACGGCGAAGGCAGCGATGATGATGAGGACGATGACGAGCCCCCTGTCAAGAAGGCTCCGAAGGGTTCCAAGAAGCAGAATCGCACTTCCAAGTCTGCAGACGATGACGACGAGACGAAAACGCTCCTGAAGTCTATCTTGAAGAAGATGGATAAGCAGGATGAGGTCATCGCCAAACTCAAGAGTGGCAATGTAGCGGACAAGCGCCGCTCAAAGCTCGAGAAGTTGCTGAAGGACACTGGCACGTTTGGCAAGCGCTATCTGCGCCAGTTCGACAAGATGAACTTCGAGGATGACGATGAGTTCGACGAGTTCCTCGATGAGATCAAGGAAGACTTGGAGGAAACCAATCAGGAGAGAGCCAACGCCGGATTGGAGAAGCTTGGTCTGAAGACTGCCCCCGAGGGTAAGAAGGACGGCAAGCAAGACGTAGTAGAACCGTATAAAGACGACGAGCTGAAGGAGTTGGCTAATCAGCTCTAAGTCTAAAAACAAAGAAAAATGGCAAACCATACCTATGGAAAATCGGAGGCATTCGAGTTCGGTAACGATGCGATTGTCATCCGTGTCTTTGGTAAGTCTGTGATTGACGGGCGCATGCTCGACACTACCGGCTACACCGAAGGCTACATCCGCAAGGGTCAGCTGATTATCCGTGACGATGCAAACGGTGTCAGCAAGCCCATGCCTGTGAGTAATGGAGCTTATGGCTCCCTGCCCCAAGGCTACCGCTATGAAGGCGTCGCAAAGTCGACTGTCTCCGTTGACGAGCCTTGGGTTGGTGTCATGTACGAGGGCGAGGTGAACGATGTGGCAAGTCCGTATCCTCTCACTTCCGCAATGTTAACCGCGCTGAAGTCTGCTCTCCCCGAGCTGGCATTCATGCACTCTTAAAGAAAGGAGTTAAGCTATGGCAAAGAACGTATCCCTTTTCAAGAAGTATGTTGACAAACTGACTCCGAGACTTCAGAAGCTCGTTGAGATGGTCAACGAAAAGCGCAAGGACACGCGCACGTATCTCCACAAGGATAGCAATATCCTTCGCAAGGAGTACAAATCGGATAACAAGTGGGAAGCCGCTTCCGTGAACACCACGTACATTGCTGCCGACTTCATGGCGTTTGATTCGCCCGTCGACATCAAGACGCGCCCCGCTCTCTCGAAAGCCAACGGCAAGCTGCCGAAGGCCGGTATCGGTCGTAACATCACCGAGTCTGAGCTCACCGACCTTCAGGTCATGGAGGCACAGGGCGGCAATGATGCACGTATCGCAAGGAAGATTGCTGATGACCTCGTATTCTGCAACGTCGGCCTCGATGAGCTGTACGAGTGGGCTTTCCTCTATGGTCTGTATTGGGGCTTTGTCGGCATGCCCGACATTGACAACCCTCAGAACATGATGGTGCTCAACTTCCAGTATCTTGATGCCAACACCTTCGGTACCGAGACGAAGGGTGTCATCACCCTCGACGACATCGACCGTGTTATTGACGCTATCAACGGCAATCAGGACAGCGTAGACTGCGTATGGATCAGTAAGGCAGCTCTGAAGGAGCTTCGTCAGACTCGTGCCGCCCAGGAACTCGTTGCCGACTATGATGAGAAGACGTACACCAACAACACGACCTTGAAGACTCCCACCGAGAAGAAATTCCGTGAAGTCTTCGAGGATGAGTACGAGTGCACGCTCCGCGTCATCGACCGCACTGTTACCTTCGAGAAGAACGGCAATAAGATTAAGCGTAAGCCTTGGGGCAATGAGCGCGTCATCTTCACCTGCAATCCCACCGTTGGTACCTTTGCGTATGGTCAGCTGGCCGAGAACCGCAACCGCGTAGCTGGTGTTAGCTATAACCTCATCGACGACTACAAGCTCATCAGCCGTTACTCCGTCAACGACCCGTCGTTGGTAGAGAAGACCACTGGTCAGGCTATCGCAGCTCCGATCATTGAGGACGTAGACCAGATTTATGTCCTCGACAGCACGAAGTCGGTAGAGGTCGACACTACCGAAGAGGCCAAGGACACCGATGATGAGTACATCACCTACGAGACCAACAAGTACGCCAAGGCAGCCTTCGTGACCGCTCTGAACGCCATCACTGGCGGACGTCTGACCGCAACTTCGACGGATGATAACATCCTTAAGAAGGTGAACACGCTCAGCGAAGAGCAGGAGGAAGCTTTCAAGGCCTCTATCGAAGGAACTGAAATTTCTTAATTGAAGTGAACGTATGAAGACAATCAGCCAAGCACTCATTGATAAGGTCCACTATCCGCTGCCGGAGGGCTATGTCGAGAACGTCTGTGTAGAGCGTCAGCTCGAAATGGAAGAAGCCTATACCTACGAGGTGTCTCAGTCCGGCAACTTCAAGGGCGCTGTGGCTGATTGCCTTTACTCTCTCGTACAAGCTATCAACTTCTCGGAGGCAGATAAGTCCATCGGCAATCTGACCGACGAGCAGCGTAAGCTCATTCTGCGACAAGCAAATAGACTCTACGAGGAGATTGGCGAGCCCATCAAAGATGACGGCAAGCCTATCGTGTATATAGGAGGATGATATGGGAGTACTGAAGATGACACCTTGCTGCCTATACAAGTCGATAGTCACGAAAGGATATGTCGATGCGAACGGGAACAAGCACCCCGGCACCACCACCTACGACAAGTACATGAAGTGCGATGTCGTACCTGCTGGCCAGTCCAACGAAAAGGACTTCGGTGACGGCATCCTGCAGACCTATACCTACACCATCTATGTGTACGATAAGAAGTGTAAGGATTTCGAACTTGGAGAAAAGATAAAGTTCTTGAAGGACGGAGTTCTCAGCAAGGAATTTCTCGTGAAGGGTTTTCATCGCTACCAGCACCAATGTAAAATCTGGATTTGATGCCTATCAAGTGCACTACCGACCCGAGGCGTTTTGACGAACTCCTAAAGACTATCAGAGAGATAGTGTTTAGCGAGATCAAGAACACGTTATCCTTTCTCGGTGAGCAGTGTGTGAGAAGAATCAAGGACAGGAGTGCGGAGGAGAGCTGGATTGACCAGACTGGCAACCTAAGAAGCTCTATCGGCTATGCCATCTACGACTACGGAAAGAAGATGATGCAGTCATCGTTCGAAACCGTTCTCAACGGCTCCGAAGGCTCTGCAGAAGGTAAGCGGTTCGTCAACGAGCTTGCGACCCAGTTTGCAAATGTGTACGCCCTTGTGGTCGTCGCAGGAATGAACTACGCAGCGTATGTTGAAGCAATAGAAAGTAAAGACGTGCTGGCATCCACCGAGCTTTGGGCAAAGGCCAAGGTGAATGATTATATCAGCAAGGCAAAAGAAAGGGCTATCAGAAGGATCAAGGCGTTATGATTAAGACCGAAGGACAGATTGTTACGGAGATATATAAGTATGTTGCCTCGTCGCCTCTCGCTGAGGCTGTCGACGGGAGCGTGCTGAAGTCTATCGACCGTGACGTGAACTCTACGACTGAGGATATCGTCATCAAGCCCCTCGCCAATAGCCCGAAGCAGGTTCAAGAGACAATCGTCAATGTCAACATCTATGTTCCCGACACACTGGACGAAGGCCAGTACGTTAAGAACGGAGAGCGTTGCGACGAGCTGGAAGTGATTGCCTGCGAATGCCTTGAAGTAGTCCACCTCGGCTGTGCTCGCCTTCACCTCGAAGAGCAGCACACCTACAAGGTTCAGGATGCCAGGTGCCACGTCATAAATTGCAGAATGTTATACCAAATAGAAAACTCATAAACTATGGCAAATAAGATTATTGGCTGGGGAAAGTGCCAAGCTGTGCACACCCCCTCCGGGCAGGGCGCAACGGCTGTAACGCACAATGACATCATCGTCGACTCCACCTCTCTCTCCGTAGAGGAAGGTGAGGAGCAGGAAGCTCTCATCGAGGGTGGCGAGGCAGAAGCTCGCAAGCGTCAGCCCGATAAGTATATCCTCGAATACGATCGTCGTATCGGCTCAGCCAGTGAGGTGACTCCCGGCTTCACCGAGGATGCAGGAAGCGTAGAGATTGAGCCCGAGAGCACTGGCGCCATCGGCGTCACGCTGACGGGTGTGTCTCGGTACATCACGCTTGCCTTCGACTCTACTGACGGCTTGAAAGCCCACTATCAGTATAAGACGAAGGGCGCTACGGATGCCAATGGTGCCCTCACGGACATCACGATGCAGGCCAAGGCCTAAATACCAGAGCCCTGCCGCCAGGCTGAAATGGCGGCACATGGGGTTGTAGCTCAGTTGGGAGAGCACCTGCCTTGCAAGCAGGGGGTCGTCGGTTCGAATCCGGCCTTCTCCACATGAAAGATGGCAAGTATGATATTGAAGAAGAGTTCAACGACATAGTGTTAGGTAGACCGCATGTTTTCACGCTTGGTAGAAAACAGTTCTATCTATACCCTGTCACACTTGCCAAACTGCTGCTACAAAAGCGCCTCATTGCTCAATTAGGCATTGAAGAACCTAATCTAAAAGTCAACACATTTCTCGAGATTCTACGAATAACAAAAAGCAAGAGGGAACTGTGTTGCACGATAGTCGCATATAATACCCTGCCCAATACTCAGAAGGACTTGTTCTGCCACAAGACATTCGTGGCCCGAAAGAACTACTTCGTCGACAATATCAGCGATGAAGACCTTGCCACCCTCATGATACGAATACTCGAAAGCCAAGATGCCTCGAAGTACATGAAGCACTTCGGGCTCGACAAGGAACGGGAGAACATCGGCATTGTCATGGACGTGAAGAGAAAGCACGACAAGAACAACCTCACCTTCAACGGAAAGACGATACTCGGGAATTTTATCGCGCAGCTGAAAGAAATCGGCTACACCGATGATGAGATACTATACGAGAAAGGATATGTCTACCTGCAGATGATGCTTGCAGACAAGATCGTCTCGCTCTATGTGTCCGATGAAGAATCGAAGGAGCTGCCAGCATTCGTTGACAGCAATGTCATCGATGCCAACGACCCCGAGAACGCCAAGAAGCTCGTCGCCCTCATGGGCAACAAGGGAGTAGGGGTAGAAATGGGATAGGCGTGTGTACGAAATAGACACATAAAAACGCGCGTAACATCAAGCAGAAGAAATATGGAAGGAATAAAGTTTGCTATTACAGCCGATAACCAGCAGTTCATCAATGCGATGGACGGCGTTCGCAATAGTGTTCGGAACACCATGCAGGATGTCGAGCGCTCGGGTCAGAGCGTAGAAGATATGCTTGGGCGTCTGAGGCAGGCAGCGGCACTGTCGTTCGCTGGCTTCTCGGGTGCGGAGTTCATCAAGCAGGTAGCGAATGTGCGAGGCCAGTTCCAACAGTTAGAGGTAGCCTTCACGACCATGCTCGGTAGCGAAGAGCGTGCGAACACGCTGATGAATCAGCTTGTGAAGACCGCTGCCACCACGCCTTTCGACTTAAAGGGTGTCGCAGACGGTGCGAAATCCCTCATGGCATACGGCACCGCAGCAGAGGATGTGAACGAGATGATAGTACGCCTCGGTGATATTGCTGCAGGTATGTCGATAGACTTGAAAGACCTTGTGTATCTCTATGGTACCACGATGGTGCAGGGCAGGATGTTCACGCAAGACCTTCGTCAGTTCCAAGGCCGAGGAATCCCCATTGCCGAGGAGCTGGCAAAGGTACTGAACACCACTAAGGACGCCATCCCCGACCTTGTTACCGCAGGAAAGGTCACGGGCGATGTCTTGCAGCAAGCCATCGTGAATATGACGAATGCAGGCGGCAAGTTCGGTGGTCTGATGGCGGCACAGTCGAAGACTATAGTCGGTCAGATTTCCAATATCGAGGACGCCTTCGATATGATGTTCAATGATATTGGCAAGCAGTCGGAAGGTGTCATCAACGCCAGCCTCGACTCGGTCAGCTTCCTCATCGAACACTGGCAGCAGGTAGGAGCAGCTATCCTCGCAGTTGTCGAGACTGCAGGTATCTACAAGGCCACCCTCGCCACGATGTCCGCTATGAACACCGCAGCAACGAACATCGGCTATGATGCAGAGATAGCAGCCCTGCAGTCCCTTCTCCCGTTGAAGGAGCAGGAAGCCGCTTCTGACCTTCAGAACGCTGTCTCGAGCGGCCAGCTTACCGAGCAGAAGGCAATGGAGATTGCAGCCCTCAGAGAGGAAGCAGCGGCCCATGTCGCCAATCTGCAGGCGATAGCTGCCGAGGACGCAGCGAAGGCCGAGAGTGCCGCCCAGTCCCTCTTGCTTGCTCAGAATAGGGATGCAGAGGCGCAGAGAGACCTCGACTATTACCAGGAGCAGTATGATAAGATTGTGGAGCTTGGTGATGGCTTCGCCATAGAAAAAGCGGAGGAGGAGTTGAATACTGCAGCGTCAATCAAAAATACTACCGCTAAGGAGGTACAGACCGCAGCAGAGGCGCAGCAAGCCGCAGCTACCAAGGCGTCGGCATCTTCCAAAGCGGCTGAGACGGCACAAACGAATCTTAATACGGCTTCCGAAGTCGGGAACACGGCAGCGACGGGAGTTCTCACACAGGCGAAACTCGCCTTGAAGAGAGCTGTCGATGCGGTAAATGCCTCGTTCCTCGCCTCTCCAATCTTCTGGATTGCTGCCGCTATCGCTGGCGTTACGTTCGCTGTCTATAAGCTCGTTACTGCAGAGAGCGCAGAGGAGGCGGCTGTGCGCAGTGCGAACGAAGCCCTTGACGAGCAGAACAAGAAACTGCAAGACCGCAAGGCGAACATCGAAAACCTCATTCGTATCGTGCAGGATGAGAACGCCACCGACCTGCAGCGTTATCAGGCGTATCAGAAGCTTGCCGCTATCTTCCCCGAGCTGACGGAGAAGTACACCCAGCAGCAGCTTGCTGCGATGAAGCTTGATGACGTTCAGAAGATGCTCAATGAAGATGCGGACACGCAGAAGCAGCAGGAGTTGAAGAAGACTATCGATGACCTTACCGAGTCCATCGAGAAGCAGCGAAAGCAGCTGGAAAGTCTGGCAAGCCAGCCTTCGGCAACCGCAGGTGCCGCAACTCAGATGAACATGCTAAGTTCCTCTATCAAGAAGAGCGAGTTGGAGTTGGATAAGTACAAGGAAGCCTACTATGGGATGCTTGCCGACATCGAGAACATGAAGAAGGAGGGTCGCCCGATAGAGGTGAAGTTAGAAGAGGCGGAGGAGAACGCAAAGCTTCGTGATGACATCTACGGCTTCTATGAGAAGGCTATCTTGTATACCGAGCAGCTGCAGAACGCAAGCAGCGACATCAACTATACTGACGCGCAGAACCGCTTCGAGGAGTTCGTTTCCGACTTGAAGGATGAGGTGGAAGGTCTTCGCAAGGACGTTGAGGGCAAGCCTGCAGACTTCAAGCTTCAGCTCGAATACCAAGAGAAGCAGAAGGTACTCGATGACATCCTCACGATGAAGAATGACTGGAGTCGTAGTGGAGTTACTACTATTCCGTTGTACTTTCAGATGCACTACATCGATGCAGAGCAGGCGAAGAACGAAGCAAATAAGACGTTCAACTACCTCACTGGTCAGATGGAGGAGCGGAAGGTAGACACAAAAACACCTGCACAGTGGGTAGCTGGTACCCTTAAGGCATGGAAGACAGCCGAGAAAGCTCTTAGCGACTTCAAGAACTCTGCCGACAAGATGACAGACGAAGACTACAAGAAGAAGCTGAAGGACCTCACCGACGATGCTACAGCAAAGAAGAAAGCCTATCAGGATGCTGGCGGTGATGTTTCCGGCAAGAAGGGTGGTGGAAAGAAGGATAATACCAAGAATGAAGTTGCCCGTCAGCGTGCTGCCGCAATACAAGAGGAACGTCGGTACCAAGAGGAGCTTGATAAGATACGCCGGGAGGCCGAGGAAGCTCGTATTGATGCCACCATCGCAGCAATAGCAAACGAAGGTGTCAGAGAACGTGCCGAGCAAGACGAGCAGCACAAGCGAAATCTCCGTGAGATAGAACAGCAGGCGAACGAGATGCGCAAGGCTATCTACGAGCATAACAAGAAGGTGTGGGAGAATTCCCACAAGGATGGCGTATACGAGGTAGACACCAAAGAAGGCAAGGCCGGTTGGGACGACATTCGGCTTTCTGATGACCAGCAGCAGCTCATCACTTCTCAGCTCGCAAAGGAGAACGCAGAATACAACCGACTTGTTCAGCAGCGATATGATGCTGAGGCCGAGGCGATGCGTTCGTTCCTCAAAGAGTATGGTACCATAGAGCAGCAGAAGCTCGCCATTACCCAGGAGTACGAAGAGAAGATAAGAAAGGCTTCCTCTCCCACCGAGCAGGCGCGTTTGACATTGGAACGCGATCAAGAGCTACGTGACGTTCAGAGTGAAGATTTCAGCGACCTTGTTGATTGGGCCGGCGTCTTCTCTGACCTGCAAGGGCATACGAAGGAATACCTCGAAGGATTGCGAGGACAGTTACAAGCAATCCTCGATGCAGGTGAACTCCCCGTAGACCAAATGGCTACCGTTCAGGAGAAGCTTCGTGAGGTTAACGATGCTATCAGTCAGCAGACGGAGCTGTTCAAGTTCGTCGGGGACAGACAGAGAGAACACAACCGTCTTCTCCAGCAGTCTGCGGATGCGCAAGACTTGCTCAACATGCGAAAGGGCGAGGAGGTCGTTGCAAGCATGGCGGTATTCGCTGCCACGGAGAAGATAAAGGCTGCATTGGAGGAAGCAGAAAAGAACACCGACGTACCCTTTGATGACAGTCTATTGCAGCAGTTTGACGCGACAAGCGACGAATACAAGCACATGTCGGAGCTCTTGAAGGTCCTTCACGTTGGTGAGGCAAACCTCGCAAAGGCTCGTAAGGAAACCGACAAGGCTACACGAAGCGCAAAGAATGCCGAAGACGCAGCACGAAGAAGCTCTGCACAAGGTGTTGCCGATTGGTTCACCGATGCTCAACAGTTCATCGCGCAGAAAGGTCTCGACCAGCTCCCGGAACTATTCAATAGCATCGGTCTCGGAAAGGTTGGAGAGAAGATGCAGAAAGGCCTTGACGGCTTCAATGACGCTGCAGGTGCCGCTACTGACTTCGCAAGTGGAAACTATGTTGGTGCCCTCGTGAAAGGTGTCAGCGCCATTAAGAACTTCGGTAGTGCGCTCGGCATCGGGAAAGGTAACGGCGCAAAGGTGGCAGAGACCACGGAGCGGCTTACCAAGTCGAACGAGCTGCTTGCTGACCGCATCGACGACCTCAAAGATGCTATTGGCGACAGCGCAGGTCTGAAGGCTATCTTCGCTTACAAGACGGCCCTCGAAGCACAAGAGGAGATAAACAAGAATCAGATGGAGATACTCAGGTCGCAGATGGGCTACCACGAGGCGCACCATTCCAATGAGTACTACGCTGACGATAGTGTTATCCGTAGCTATAATGCAGCAGCGCAAAAAGCATTCAAAGCTGCAGGAGTAGATGCTTCCACTATCAGCGGTCTTTCCTCTATCTACAACCTCACACCAGAGCAGCTAAAGGCTATCAAGGACTTTGCGCCTGACTTGTGGAAATACCTCACGGAGATTGGTAAGTACGACAAGTCCGAATATTGGGATGCCGTCGTAGAGCAGGCCGGCAAGGTTGAAGAGTTGACCGAGCAGATAAATGCCAACCTCACACAGACCTCGTTCAGCAGTATGCGTGACAGCTTCCTCAACGAGCTCACGGATATGAACAGCGACGCGAAGGACTTCGCCAAGTCTTTCGAAGATATGATGTTCAAGGCCATTGTGAACTCCTTCGTCCTCGATGACGAGTTCGACAACTGGCTGAATGAGTTCTACACGAAGTGGGCTGACAAGATCAAGAGCGGCGGCATGTCGAAGCAGGATTGGGAGAACTTCAATTCCGAGTACATGAACGTCCGCGACCAAAAGATTGCCGAGCGAGACAGGTGGGCTTCTGCGATGGGCTATAGCGGAAAGACCCCCTATGAGCAGAACGCCACATCGGGAGGCTGGCAGTCGATGGGGCAGGACACCGCTGACGAGCTGAACGGTCGCTTCACGGCTCTGCAGATGAGTGGAGAAAGGATTTCCGAAGGTGTCCTCTCCGCTGTTGCGCTGATGACCGCTATGAGCGCCATTCACGAGGAGAGCGGTCGCACCCTCTCGGAGATTCGTAACCTCATGGTCACGAACAACTCATTCCTCGAGGATATTCTCGGAGTGAACAAGAAGATGCGTGATGAGTTCAATGCAAAGTTAGACAAAATTAGTATCAATACGAAATGAGCAGGATAGAGTTTACAATCAACGGAAAGAATGCGTACAGCATCTTTGGTATTACGCTCGACGAGACTTCTCTCGGTGCGCTCATGACACCTCCCCCGATGAAGGAGAGGGTGTCGAGTAACAGTCGTTTGGAGAACGGAGTAAGGGTGGTCACGAATGATACGCCCTATGTAGACTCCCGAGACCTGACGCTGCAAATCAATATCTCTGCGAGCTCGCAGTCTGACTTCTTGTCGAAGTACTCAGCGTTCTGTGATGAGCTGAAAACGGGTGTCCTTGACATCAGTGTCCTCGGCACAACGTATCATTGTCTGTATATCTCGTGTCAGCAGTTCAGCCAGTTCATGCGAGGTATCGGAAAGTTCGTGTTGAGGCTCCAAGAGTACAACCCGAGCAATAGATGAAAAAAGGTGTTTCGTTTTGTTAAAAGTATTTGTATTAGAAATAGTTTTTGTATCTTTGCAGAAAAGAATAGTGAATGGCAGCAACTATTGACATATTGACCTCGGGTGGCTCAGCCAGGTATACGGCTGTTCTTGAATCCAACTCCGTCAGACACTTCGAGCTGATGAAGGAGGACTACGTGCGTCTTGTGTTCAAGGCACCAAACAACATCAGCCTCAATATGGGTGATAAGGTTATCGTTGACGGAACAACGTATGTTATCACGACACCACAGAACCCGACCATTAACAAGAACACTGGCGGCTATGAGTACGATGTGCAGTTCGACGCGTACTATTGGGCGTACAACAACAAGTTGCTGAAATTCATTCCCGAGACCCAGCGCAACGAGGTCAGCTTCTCGCTCACGGACAATCTGGAACACCACTTATCGCTTGTGTCTCGTAACATCGCTGCTGCTGGAGGCAGCGCAAGCGAACCTGTCATAGGAGGCGTAGCAGACGCTGACAAGAACATCTATATTCACTATGACGGCTTGCATATCATCGATGCGCTCACGCACATCTGTGAGGTGTTCCATTGTGAATGGTGGTTTGAAGGCGACGCCCTGCACATAGGAAAGGCTCAGTCTAACGGCACCCCGATACCCCTCACACTCGGCGTGAACGTCGAGGACATGGGTAGCGAGAAGGGAAACAGGGAGCTTGTCACTCGTATATACGCCTTTGGCTCGACGAGGAACATCCCCTTCGACTACCGCTCGGAAGATCAGCATCTAACACTGAACGGTGTCGTTCAGAAGCGTTTGATGCTCCCCAAGCCGCCGAAAAGCGACTCCTACGTTCAGATTCAGACCGTGACGGCTGGCACCGAGGTAGAGGGTCTTGTGTTCTTTGAGGATGTGTATCCTCGAATGGAAAACCATATTACCGACCTCGACGTCGATGATAGGGAGGTGGAGACAACACAAGAATCTGCTGCCGGTGAAGAGACCGTCTTAGAGACTGTGCCTATCTACCGCTTCAAGGACTCGTCACTCACGTTCAGGGAGAGCTATCTGCTTGCAGGACAGACCTTACAGGTGCAGTTCCAAAGCGGCAGATTGAACGGCATGGTGTTCGACCTTGCCTTCAACCCCGACGGAGAGCCGGAGACTATCATCGAGAACGGACAGGAAGTTATCAATCCCGATGCGCAGTGGTTCGAGATTGTCCGCAATGACACCTACGGACTCATGTTGCCGAATGATGTCCTCCGCCCCGATGACAGCAATGGCGGCGATGAGTTTGTACTTCTCGGCTGGGACGTGAGGAGCTTGGCATCACTCGAACTGATAGAAGCCGCAGAAAATGAGCTATATACACGAGCACAGTCATACCTTCAGACACTGCAGACCGACCCGAACGTCTATCCCTGCACGATGATGGCTGACTATATGTACGGCCTCGATGGCAGTGGCAATCAGAACCCAGCCTATACAAAGGTTGGAGCCTTCCCTCTCGGCACGCCCGTAACACTTTCCAACGGCACACTATTCCAAGGCGGCACAAGAGACTCCAGAGTCATCGGATGGGAGTTCAAGCTCGATAAACCATACGACGGTGCTATCCTCTACGTTGGCGACACCGCCACCTACTCCAGCAAGAAGGCTGCGTCAGACTCCATACAAGGAGTGAAGAACGACGTGAACTACAAGCTCGAGGGTTTCGGCAGTGGCATGAACGAAAGCCAGTTCTCCATTCTCTTGCAGTCGTATGGTGCGAAGATGTTCCTCTCGAAGACGGCAGAGGACGTTGCTGCGGAGAAGATTACGTTCCTCAAAGGCATAGAGCTCGGTATTGGTGGTGCATGGGGATTTGTCAAGCAGATTGTCGAGAACGGCTCCACAATCGTCAAGGCATGGTTCGCCAATCTTCAGGCAGACATTCTGCAAGTACTCGACCACATCAAGGGCCCGTTGACCATCAAGGGAAATACCGTTATCGCCAAGGATGACAACAATCAAGGTGGCACCCTCTCGGTGGCAGGAGATACAACTATCGGTGGCAAGCTGACAGCTGCGAATGCCGAAATCCTCAACATGCTCACGACGAAGAACCTCACCGTCACTGGCCTGGCTCACTTCTTCGAGCTGGTCATTGACAAGATCAAGGCTGCTGGTGGTGCTGTGCTTGTCACACCTGCCAACGGCTTCAAGGTCGAGATTGTTGAGCATGTATCTGGAGGCTACAAGCTCTATTGGAGTGCCGAGGATGAAGGCAAGGGGTCGTACAACATGTGGAAGGAAGACGACCAGGCGATTTGTCAGAACTTCAATGGTGCAACAGTCGGTACCACCCATAACGTCAGCAATAAGTATTATTGGGCATTAGTTACTTCGACGAGTGGTAACACCCCTGCAACCGTTGACGGGCGTAGGATGCACTGGATAGTCATCAGCACAAGCGTCTGTGATGGCACAGTAAACCCCGAGGAAGGAGACGAGATTGCAATGCTCGGCTATAGAGGCAATGATGACGCTTCCCGTCAGAGCGCTATCTACCTCGCTGCCTACAACTCGCTCGATAGCGACCTCACAGCGCCCCTCCTTGCTTTCTACAAGGGCATCAATGATTTCGACCTTAAATCCCACCGAACGACATATATAGATGCGCAAAATGCAGTTTTCAAGGGTCGTTTCCTCTCTACTTCGACAAGTGCGGAAGGCATAGACATCGAGGCCCTGCTCAGTGGCTCCGAGTTCGATATTATCTACGGCTTCGGCAACCCGAACACAGTTAGCCCAGCCCCTCATGCCACATGGACTACACCCACGTTGAAGCTGCTGCATGTTGGCACGCTATACTTCGACCTCGACCTCGAGCCCGCCTCGGAAGGTGGTCGTTTGTATCGTTGGCAACAAGTAGAGTCCGGCGCAGAATACAACTTTGGAGGTTATGCGTGGGTGCCGATAGCAGACATCGACACGCTCTCTGCCCTCGACAAGATTGCCGATGTAGCAAGTGACGGAAAGCTCACAGGTGGTGCAGAGAAGATGCGTGTCTACTTGGAGTGGATGGATGCGAGGAAGACCTATGATTCGCTGTGGGGTCAGATGCAAGAGCATAACTCTTCGGGAGACTGGACGAACAACAGGTCTGATGCAGAATACAAGACTGGAGTTACCTATTACACTGCGTTAAACAACTTCAATACGGCATTTTTCGCTCTTGCGACATACCTTAACAATAAGACAGATTGGACTCTAGGACAAACAATTCCTGCATGGATAGACCCGAGCAATTCAAGCATCGGCTTGAATGTTACGACCGTGCTTCCTGCATGGCTGAATACCGAGACTCCTCCCGGCAAGGCAGCTTGGACTACGGGCGCTCTCGCATACCGAGGTGTATGGGCAGACTTCTATGAGTCCGCTGTAGAAATGACTCGTGCCCTCAATGCTTGGCAATATCGGGAGATTGATGAGATGGGAGATGATGGGTTGATAGACGCTGCCGAGAAAGCTACATTGAGACAAATATTCAACGAAGAAGTCATCGCCTACTGGAAGCGCTTCGACCAAGTGTCGGACTTGCTTTTGACGAAGATACCGAGCACAGAGGGCGTGTACACCACGCTGTCGAATGCCGACACCGCGATGCAGAGCGCCATTCAGCAGCTGGGCT